ATAATAAATCTTCATTGTTTGCGATAGCCGGAAATGAATTTTATTTTGATTTAGAAACTTTAAGTCAATTTGTACGTTTAGATAATTCTGAAAGTATAGAAGATATTTTAGGTGAGGCCAAAAAAGAAATGGAATCCGAAAAAAACAATGAAACGGATGATGTTGTAGATTACACTCAAATAGTAGATTTAACCAAATGGGAAACTACCAAAGCTTTAATGGATGTAATTTTAAACGAAAATTCAATCGTTGATGAAGCTATGGGTAGAACTAAATTAGGTGAACAATTATCAATACCCTTTAGATTATCATTTAACACATTATTAAAACATAATATAATAAAAGAAAACAATGGAAGATAACACTAAACAAGTCGTTAAGAACGCAATCTCTAATTTAGAGAACAAACAATTTAAAATTTATTTTTTTACAATGGACACCAAAGGTAATCCAATCGCTAGTTTGGCCAACATTTATGATCATGCTAAAATATTACGTGATTTAGGTTATGACGCTCAAATTTTACATGAAAAAAATGATTACGTTTCAGTAGCCAACACATTAGGTGAAGTTTACGCTGAAATACCACACGTGTCAATTGAAGCTCAACAATTAAAAGTTAATCCACAAGATTTTATAATCATACCTGAAGTATTTTCAAATGTAATGGAACAAACTTTAAATTTACCTTCTAAGAGAATAGTATTTTCACAATCTTACGATTACATTTTTGAAATGTTAATGCCAGGTAAAAGTTGGTCTGATTACGGTATTACAGAAGTTATTACAACAAGTGAGAAACAAAAAGAATATCTTGAAAATTTGTTTTCTAAAAAAATTAAAGCCGAAGTAGTTCCTGTAAGTATACCAAAATACTTCAAACCCTCAGATAAACCAAAAAAACCAATAATAGCGATTTCAACTCGTGACCAAAGGGATTTAGTTAAACTTTACAAGGCATTTTATTTAAAATACCCTCATTTAAAATGGGTTTCTTTCCGCGACATGAGAGGTTTACCTAGAGAAACTTTTGCTAAATCTTTATCAGAATCCTGTTTAGCTATTTGGATTGATAAGGATTCCTCTTTTGGTACATTTCCGTTAGAAGCTATGAAATGTAATGTACCCGTTTTAGGGTTAGTACCAAACATGGTACCTGAATGGATGTCAGATAAAAACGGTCTTTGGACACATGACCCATTGATGATTGTTGATTTAATAGCTAACTATTTTCAAGCTTGGTTAGAAGATGGTGAACCTTCTGAATTATATGAAGAAATGTCTAAACAAAAAGATACTTACTCTTATGAAGAACAAAAATCAAAAATAAAAGAAGTTTATGAAAAATTCTTTACAAATAGAATTAATGAATTAAAATCTTCACTACCGTTAGAAGTGGAAAATAATGTAGAAACAGAAAAATAATTTAAAAAATGGCAGAAAATAAAACAACAATTATAATTCCAATCCATAAAATGGATGACACTCTAAGTTCTTATTTTGAAAAGGCTATAAAAAGTGTTGAAAATCAAAAAATTAACCCAGAAGAAGTTATTATTGTAACAGCAAAAGGTGTTAAAATTAATGAAGAATATTTAAAAAACGTAAATTATAGAATAGTAGTTAATGAAGGTAATACTGATTTTTGTTCACAAATTAATTTTGGTGTTGAACAAGTTAAAACCACTTTCTTTTCTATATTAGAAGTTGATGACGAGTATTCAAAAATATGGTTTGATAATGTTAACAAATATGTAGAGGCTTACGATGAAACAGATGTTTTCTTACCAATTGTTTTAGATGTAAGTCCTGAAGGTCGTTTTTTACATTTTAGTAATGAACCTGTATGGGCTAAAGACTTTTCTGATAAATTAGGGTTTTTAGACAATGATGCTTTATTGAACTTCCCCAACTTTCAATTGTCGGGTGCTGTTATTAAGGTAGACGCTTTCAAAGCCGTGGGTGGTTTAAAACCTAGTATTAAACTTCACTTTATATATGAGTTTTTATTAAGAATGACTTATTATGATAAAAAAATAATGACCATCCCTAAATTAGGGTATAAAAAAGTTAATATGAGACCAGATTCTTTATTTTTTAATTATCAAAATAAAGAAACGGATAAAATCGATGTTATTGAGGCCAGATTTTGGTTTAGTACTTCCCGTAAGGAATGTTATTTTAAAGCCGATAGAAACATAAAGTTTGATAGAGAGATTTCTACAATAGTATAATGTCCACAGAAAGAAAAAGAGGAAGAAAACCGTCAAAAGATCCTTATTTTGGACATGTAGAAGAATTAGCTGTTAAAGAATTTTTATCTTTAGGTAGTTTAATACATGATTCAAAATCATTAGAGGGATACAGATGGACTGGTAGTACAAAAGATGAATTTAGAAGAAATGAAATTTATCGCCAACACTTACAAGCTCCATTAAATAAAATGATAGAAAGTATCATTAGAAGATATAAGTTATATTCTAAAAGTATGACTTTTGAAGATTTACATTCTGATACACTATCATTTTTAATGATGAAATTTCATAAATTTAAACCATCAAAAGGTAAAAAATCATATTCTTATTATGGTACTGTTTGTAAACATTATTTATTAGGTAAACTAATAAAAGATGATAAAAAACTAAAAACTTTGATATCATATGAAGATATCGCCCCAGATTTAGAAGAAAATGAAGAATACTCTTATGAGATAGATAATCAAGAACTAGATTTAACTTTATTAATAGATGAAATATCAACTTCAATTAAAGAAGAATTACAAAATAAAATTTTAACCGAAAATGAAATAAAAGTTGGTAACGCTTTGGTTTCTATTTTGGAAAATTGGGAAAATGTTTTTGAGGGTAAGGAAGCGACTAATAAGTATAATAAAAATTTAATTCTTTATTATATGAGAGAAATGACATCACTAAGTACCAAAGATATTAGAAACGCAATGAAAAGATATCGTGGTATTTATAAGTTTATAAAAGATGGTGGTTTGTAAAAACCACCATTTTGATATTTATAAATAAAAGAAATCATGGGAAGACCACAAAAAAAACAAGTTAAATTAAATACCGAAAGTTTTTTAGGCATAACTCAGGAAAGTTATAGTACAAATAAAATTGGGTTATGGTGGTAAAAAACCATTTACCTTATATTTATATGTATATGCCTAAAAAATTAACAACATATGATTTCATAAATAAGGCAAATAAAATACACCATAATGTGTATGATTATTCTTTAGTTGATTACGTTAACACAAATACTAAAGTTAAAATAATATGTAACATTCATGGTGTTTTCGAACAACGTCCATGTTCACATATAAAACAAAAACACGGATGTCCTTATTGTGCTAAAAATAAAAAGTTATCTACAGAGGTTTTTATCCGTGAGGCTAAAAAAATACATAAAAATAAGTACGATTATTCTTTATCTGAATATGTTGATTGTTGTTCTACTAAAATAAAAATTATATGCCCAAATCATGGTATTTTTGAACAAAGATCGTGTGATCATCTATTGAAAAAATGTGGGTGCCCACATTGTAGTAATAACCAAAAACTAACAACTAATATTTTCATAGATAGAGCAAATAAAATACATAATAATAAATTTGACTATTCATTAGTGGATTATGTGAATTCACATAAAAAAGTATTTATTATATGCCCAAATCATGGTATTTTTGAACAAAAACCATATAGCCATTTACAGGGTTTTGGATGTAAAATGTGTAATGTATCTAAGGGTGAACTGAGGATTAAAAAAATTTTAGAAGAAGAAAAAATTAAATATATACAACAACACAGTTTTCCTGATTGTAAAAATAAATTCCCTCTAAAGTTCGATTTTTATCTACCAAAACTCAACGTATGTATTGAATATGATGGGTATCAACATTTTCAACCTCATTGGGGTGATCATAGTGGTAAAAATTTTATTAAAACCAAAGAAAGGGATGAAATTAAAAATAAATACTGTACAGAAAATAATATTAAATTAATTAGAATTACTGATACGAATATAAATAACGAATTATGGCTAGACCAACTAAGAAAAAAATAGAGTTAACTAAACAAAGTTTTCAAATTGTGGCTCAGGAGGCCTACAATGAACTTGTAGAACAAAGAAGTACATGTATTAGGACAATTAACGAAAACAAAAACAAAGTTAATGTTGAAGATATGCATGATTTAACCAATTTAAACAAAGCTAATACTGACCTTCTTAAAATTATTGATTCTACCATTGATAAAAAAATATCCTTGGTTAAACTAATGAGCCAACTAATTTTTAAAGGTGGTGAATCCGATACTGGTGGAAATGGAAATGGTTCTTTAACACCTGAAGATATGGCTTTATTACGTAATATTTTTAATGAAGGTGACGATAAAGAGGGTGGGAATGATAAAAAAAACTATAACATTAAATAATGGGGTTTATTGACGATAAAACACAATCTATTAATAATGTGGCTTTATTAGAAGTGTTAAACAACTTGCCAAAAAGTAAAGTAACATCTTCATTGGAGTCTGTGAACTCAAAAAGTAAAAATTTATTACCTTTTTTATTAGATTTATTAAGTACTACTTGTAAAGATAAAGATAAAAATAATAGAGCAAAATGTGAGGCAACAAGTATATTAACTGATATTTTGGTTGAATTTTATCCGGTGTTAATTAGAATTCTAAAAGATGGTATTAATAAAGGTATAAAATCTTGTTTAGCCTGTGGTGTAGATTTTAAAATACCAAGCAATAATCCACCATCTATTAGGGTTAAAGTAAATAATATTGATTTTGGTGATTTATTAAAAATTAACCCAAATAGTAAAATAGGTTCTATGTTTTATAATAAAAGTCCTAATGAAGATTTTAATTGGTTTTTATATAATTTAATACAAACAGGTGGTTCTGGTAGTTGGAAAAATATTGACGGTGTTAATATTGTAGATGTTACTTATTTTAATACCAGTCAAGAATTTGAAATGTCTGTCAGTCAACCTTATCATGGCAAATCTTTTAATAAATTTTTGTTTGATTATACAAACTCTATCGATTTAATACCATTACAAAACATGTTACCTAAAATTAATGATATGATGACAGGATCACTAACATCAAATTTGGAAGGTATAAATTTTAGTTTGGATAAATTAATTAGTATTGAAAAAATTAATGTTTTACAAGATAAAATAAATAATTCAGATCCTTGTAAAGAGGAATATACTTACGATGATAGTTATTTTTCATTTACGAATGAAGAAAATTTTGAAGTGGAAAATACGTCAAACCAAAAAAAAGTTGGTGTTGTTTACTTGGATTTGGGTTGTGGTACCTTACCAGTAACATCTTCACCAGATGTTATGAAAAATATTTCTGACAACATATTAAATACACCAGTTTCTAAAGTAGATGTCGTAATAAAACAATCAATTAATTTAATGAACGATAATTTGACTATTAACGTCCCAGATGAGGATAGAACTGTAGCTAAACAATCATTAAATTTAAAAATGATTGAATCTTTACCTAAAGTATTTACTAGTGTTATTTTGGAACCTAAAATAGTATCACTATATCAACTATCTTCAAAAACTGTTAACGATACAACAGTAGATGAAACAAATGGTTTTGATTTTGTTAAAATAACTAGAGTTTTTTTTGAATACGTAACTAGAGAAAGTCTAGCTGCCTTAGTTGAGATTGTTTTTAAAAGAGTTAAAAAA